AAATTTAATTAAAATAAAATAATACCCTACACCAAACTCAAAATAATACCAAATAATAGATAAACTAATACTAAATTGTACTTATTAATACTTTATAAAACATTGTGAAGCCCACAACCAAAAAAATACTAAAAATTAATAATAAGTGATGTAAAATACTTAAATGAGCTCTTCCATAAGCTGGATCTTATTCTTAAGGACGAGCTCAAAATCCTTAAGAGGCATGTTATTTTCATAAACCATTTGATCTATATAATTCCATGTATATGTAACAGTCGGAATGTTGTTTTTAACACACGCTTTGTTCACAACAGACTTCCATCTATTAAAATATTCTGGTCCACATGTGTATGCAAGCCTAACACTGGTTTCAGCATTTTCGTATGTTGCTTGCTCCATACTATCTTTTTTGTGAACCCATTTTGCACATTCTTCTATACTAACAGTGTCTAATGGTGCGAGAAATTGACCAAATCTTTTTGGGTGGGGCAGGAAACCACGCTTGAGAAATACAGCTTCATGGGGTTTACAAAAATCAGTAATAGTCCCAGTCTTTCTCGCATCTGTAACTCTAATTCCAACAGCTAGAAGAGATTCACTTGAAGTAATTCCATTAAACAATTCCTTTGCTTCATCATCAACACTCGCAATAAGGTCATCTCCATAAACACACAAGTAAACATGCTTAATAAAACTAGTCAAGGAATTTCCAATATCCGAATTTACTGTGCATACTTTCCATGAATATAATACATAAACTATATTTACAAGGCAATTCAGAATGGTTGTGACAGGATTTCCAGACGGGGCACCACTATATTGCTTTATAACAATATTTCGTACTGTGTGCATAGACTGCTGAGATTCTCTCAGCAATATTTCTGCTACCAATATATCGTCATCGGTATAATCCGTGTTTTCTTTTAACCAATGTACTGCTATGTTGATCGCTACATCCAATGCTTGACTTGAAAATGCTGGCCCAAAGTTAGAATAATCGAACATAATAAAGTTATTAGATTTATCTGTCAACTGTTCAAACAAATAACCCCATTCTTTTCCATCCGGATTAATACCAGGCGCCATAAAATCTTTTAACCTATTATGCATGAGTGCAGCTGCAAAATGCTGCCAATATCTTCTAACGGCCACAGTATATTGTATTGGGGAACCACAAACTACAC